CAAAGAAAGAAATTTCTTTAACTATGGTATATGTACAATTTTGTTTAAACGTGTTTAATGTGAGAGGTTTACTTGTTTCTCTTGCTGGGAGGGATGTAAGATGTTGAGGAAGAAGGTGTGTCAAGTCTGGTCACCATTTGGAGCAACTCATCATCGGCAAGTTGTGTCATCTCTTCCTTATAATGTGGTCTCCTGAAGATGTTGAATGGAAGTATTTGTGCATTTTCAAGTAGCAGAGGGCTAATTCCTTTCATGAACATGAGTCTTCTTGCCTCATGAACATGAGGTTCTTTCCTTGTCTTGAATCTAGGGACCCATTCAGGATCAATTGAGTATCTAAAGATCAAGGACATCAGATAATCTTTGTCTTCTTCCTCCAGGTCTGTGATGAATGCAAACAGCCAATCTAAAGATTTCAGACAGTAGAATAAAGATCGTTGGTATTGCTCTTCATGATAAGTCATGTAAATATTAAATGAATCAATAGTCAGTTCGAGTGTATCATCTCCTGAGATTAGAGCAAGCTCCTCTGTAATGTCGACATCGCCAGACATCATGGATTCAGCAAAAGAGTCAATGTCAAAATCATCTTCGTCTTCCTCATCACGATCAACAGCTGCCAAGACTTCGGCTTGAGTCATTATTTTCTCTTCTTTCTGTAGTATGATGTCGGTGGTATCAGCATCCTGTAGTCTGAGTCCAGATCCAATATCAACAAAGTATCTTAGTCTTTCTTTGAACATTTTGATATAGTCTGCAGAAGTCACATCTCTAGGCAAGATTGCTCTATTTGATGCATAAGGGACCATGAGTTTCTTTCCTTCTTCCTCAGTGAAGTAAGCAAACTCTGATGGGTTTGGCCTCAGTCTCAACCTTACAATGTTGTAAGCATGTATGTCACTCATGTCGCCTGTCCTCAATATCAACTCTTCATCCTTCAAGTAGAAAGTCAATTCCCTGAACCTATAATTCTCATCTGGCAAACCTTCTTCCACCAAAACCCAGTTGTGGACGTCTTCTGTTCGGAGATCAGACATTTTGATCATGGAACCAGTTGAAAAATTGATCAACATGTTGTTTGCCTCGTTCTGAAATTCTGCCCAACTCATTGTTTTTCCTCTTGGTCTATTCCTTAGGTATCTTCCTCTTGAATCCCTTACCATCTTTGCAGTCACTGAATCTGTGTAATTGAACCTTTTGATCTTTGAGAGAATGTCCATTGAGATTGTCCTTACATCTTTAAATCCTCCTACTACCACCTTAACAACTGAATTGTCACTCAAATGTAATTCATAACGACCATCACTAGTTTCCACTCTTAAAATGGCTCTGCCATACCATTTGCCATCTTCAAATTGAGCTCTTTTCTTCCAATAAACAATTTGACCAACGCCACTTCTCATGAGGTCTTTCTTTAATTGATCAGATGTGGCATCTGTCCCTCTTCCATCACTTCCCTTTTGGCTTCGTATTCTTTTCATGTGCCTGGCAATGACCAATAATCTCATCTGATCTGTCTTTCCATAATGCAAGTCATCAGAAAGCATGTTTCCTGCATATTCGTCTAGTATGTCCAGAGCCATCGACATCTTCTCTTTTGTTCTTGTGGAGTGACTGGCAATAGACAACCTTGAGACTGCAGAATTGTACAATTCTTCTCTTTCAATCAATCTTGGCTTGTCAGGATCTTCACCGGTGGAGATAAGGACATCTCCTCTTCTCATGACGGGATCGTAACAGTTTCTGAGAATTGAATAGATGGTTGACATTGTGTCATCCCTCATTGACAAATTTCCTTGCACACGAATTGTTGGCACCTTCAGAGATATTCCAGCTATATAGTTGTAGACTTGAATTGCACTATCAAAAGGACATTTTCTTGACTGGAGTGTGCCTTCTAGTGTGTCTTCTATCCAAGGAAGTTTGTCTTTGAGATCACTCCAACTCTCTCTTAGTTTGTAATGAGATTCAATGTCAGTATCTGTGTACCACATCAGTTTGCATGCCTTCAGTGCGCTGAGCAATGAAGTTGCCTCTGTTCTAGGGACCTCAATTTCGATGTTCTTCCTGCTGGGCAGATTGGTTTTATAACTTGATCCCCCTCTGTTCAGAAGGTCAGCTCTATGTTTCATGTCATTGTAAAAAGCTGAGTGGGGAAACAATAGATCTATTTCCATTTTGGATAGCAAAGATTCATGTGTAATTTCCCGCAGAGCTCTTATCAATGATGTTTTCTTGAGTTTCATTGCAGAGCTTGCGTCCATTGCGATCTCCATGTCCATCCTCTCTTCTTCTGTTGGTTGTATGACTTCGTTGATTGCAGGCCATTGCTCTAGTTCAACCACTTGTACGACAGGTTCCTTTGATAGCACTCTGTCCAATTCGACAAAGGTCACACATGGATGGTCTAGAATGTAGCAGGCAGGAGAATATGCCTTGTTTGGGGACATGTACGAGAACGACGAATAACTTCCAGGTTGAGACATTTTCATCATCAGCTTAGCTAAAGCTTCTTCTGTGTTGGATGGTCCAAAGAAAAGACATCTTGGATTTGCTTCAATGACCTCTCTCCAATTCATTGGTAACCCTGCATTCTTTATGAATTCCCTTGCTGTTCTTGCCTGTCCAAGGAGGACGCTTACTCGTATGTAAGGAGTTCCATTTTCCGACACAGTATATCCTGCTCGTTTGTAGAAGTAAGATTCAGACATGTTGCAGTTTATGCTGTTTTGAATCTTTAGATAATATGCCAGGTTATGGCCAATCAGTCCACACAAGCCCTCGGGCTCCAATGGCATAAGACCTAAGCTTACACACTGCATCCCTTCTTGTAGCTCCAAGTATTTAGAGAATGTTTTTGGATTAGAGTTTCTCCCTAATGCAATGTAGTGTAACTTTTCTTGCGCAGATTGTACCACTGAAGCTAAAAGTAGAGATCCACCATTTTCTGGGATTTGCCTTCTCAGATTCGAAAGCAAGTGGAATCTACCTGACATGGACTCTTCAGCCTTTAGCTCAGTGGCCACGTACATAAACTTGATGAGAGGAGTCATCAGACTGTTCGAAACCATGAATTGTGAATTGAATTCTTCCAAGAAATTTAAGGCAGCAATTGTAGATTTCTCTGTGCTTTGTTTGATGCATGCAAGTTGCATGCATAGTTCCTCCAGCTTTGAGAGTCTTGTCAAATATATTGCAACTGATGTAGTCTTCAATTTCTTTCCTGACCAAACAATTGATCTAAGGCAAGCAAAATCATCAGATGACACCTTATCAGATCTATGGAACATCACTTTCCCTTTAAATATTGATCTGGTGAAGGCTTCATTCACCTCGTTCATCACTAGTTTAAAGGCACAATGATACACAGATGACATATAGTGTAGGATTCCTTGAGCCATATTACTTTTGTTGAATAAAACTCTAGACAAAGGATTGAGTAAATCATTGTGTGCAGATCTTCCCAAGAATTGATCCTTGAGTTCATTGATTGCAGGATCATAAGACTGGATGTGAGGCATTGTCATGAACTTAGTAAGCATAAAAGATGGAAGTTGTAATTTCTTTGAGGCGTGCAGATTGAGTGTCGTTCTAAGCACACCTAGCAGAGCAGGTGGGCAGACTGCAGAGATCACTATCCAGAATACAGGCATGACAAACTGTTGTGCCCAAGTTGTACAATCACCAGAATCTATGGTTGTCACGGATTTCCCATTTTTCAACTGTTCTTTTCTTTCTTGTGTTTCCTTGTGATGATTCCTGCTGACTACTGATTTAGCATCGGGTTTTGTCATCATCTCAGATGGAAGATATCTTCCTATGCATCTACACAAAGTTTCAGTCATTAGAATCATCAGACGACTCTCTATATCAAGAATGAATATTTCTCTAACACCTCCGATTTGTTGTTTTTGGAAAAGGTCTGCATAAACACAATCTAATTCAATCAACTTATCTAGTATTGGTTTCATGCTGGCCCACACATGGACGCCTCCATTGTTTCTGAGTAGCTCAGCAACTCTTGCTAAGACTTTTGTTCTTGATCCCTCATTCTCCGAAACTTTTGCGAATGCTGCATCTTCACTCACATTTCCTTGTATCGGTTCAACTTTTTCGTTCTTTGGTCTGATTGCCGATGCTTTTAGAGAAGCAACAGTGTCCAACGTCATGGCGACAAGCATTTTCTTCCAGTCATCGAATATGGTGTCTCTGTATTTTGGCCCTAGCTTGGATGTCAAGAAACGGTCTAGAGCATCACCCATCGACTTGACGAATGGCATTGAAAAATTATGATTCTTCTTTCCCTTGTAAGGATCTTTCCGACACTCCGCAATACTAAAGTGCCTGGTCGCTATTTCCTCTGATATAATTTTTGAGTAAACTTTCCACAGTCCCTGATTGATCACAAAATCTCCTTTTATATGTATATATCCAAGATAACTCAGATTTAGCGCAATGTTGAATTTAGAGATCGGTGACCCAGTGACGAAGTTTAGTAGACCAGTGAATTTCAGATCGAACTTGGAAGGTCCACTGGAATCCTGACCAGCCTGCTCGTTTTCACACCTAACCTCAGTCATTCGGCTGAAGAATCTCATGATCTGCTTTTGAACAAAAACAGTCAGTCTGGACCTTACTTTTGTATTCAACTTGGTCAAAATCTTCAATGGGTTTGCAGGCATCAATTTGATGCAACAAACTTCCATGTATGCGTACCTCACTTGTTGTAAATCTTGAGAAGTTTTATTGGACATTTCTAAATAAATGCATGTACAGAAGTTGATCATTCTTCTGACTTCTAATAATGAATCTTGTTTGGTCTTGTCTTTGAGTTCTGTGATTAATCTCTCTAGAGAGAACCCATAACATTCGAACCAGAAGATTGCAATAGCAGCCATTCTTTCATGACATCCAATTAGATGTGAGATTTTCATTCTGTTCAGAGACATAAACTCTGTGCAGACATACTCTGAATTAGTTATGTCAAAGTTCCTGAAAGGAGCTAGAGATCCAACAGCATCGTCTCTTTTACACAAAATTGAGAAGTGTATGTGTGTCTCAGGAGAAACTGTCTTGATTAACAGCCATGCATGAAACCCTGGGACTTTCTTCACAAGGAATCTTCCATCTGTTGTGAATTTGACAGTTGAGAAATTGAGCTCTTCCACAATGGCAGAAATGAAGTGTAGTCGTCTGTGAAGAGTGGATCTTCTCAAATAATTCATTGCAGTTTCAGAAACTGTATTTTGCTCATGTTCAAGTCTGACTTTATTGATGTCTTCGAACAGTTCAGGATCGTCAATTTCTTTTAGGCAATCGAATTTCATAACAAAATCAAAGATGTCTTTAACTGGTGTGTCAAGGTCAAATGGAGCTTTCTTTCTTTGATTCTTACTCTGTTCTTCCGTAATTCCTGCAGCTCTCATGTATGAATGAGCTTGAACGCCACTTAGATACAACTTATGAGCTTCTGCTGTGGACAGGTCAAGTTCCACAACCTGATATCTTTTCCTTGCAGCTTTATCCTCTGGAGCGAGAGAAGACATCGGCTCAAAAGTCTCAGACTTCTTCATGAATCTTTCAGGATTTGCTTCGGCGTACATGAGTGCTTTCCTCCATAGATTTAGTTCGATCGTGCCGGAACCTATTTTCCCATGGTCTGGCAGTTTATCCTCATCATCTTTGCTGCAATGCATGAATGGCATAACACTTATTGGTTTTGCCTGATTGGGTTTGATTGACCCGTTCGTCATATGAGATTTTACGAGTTCTCGAATGTTGTCTTTGTGTGCCTCTCTGAGTCTTCTTAAATCTGGTAGATGTAGATCAAGTTCTGTCTCTTTCCATCTTTCCTCGAATAGCGTCAGAAAGTTGATTCCCTCGGTGGTTTCGACAATATCATCCAATGCCTTATTTATGAATAAGTCTCCATGTTTATCAATGCCCTTTGTCTCTAGGAAGCTAGAGATTTCTCTCGAGAATGCTTTGAGAGACTCACTTGCTTCATCAGGTGGCAAAACACCCTCAAGTCTTAGATTTGTGACACACCTTCTTCCCGATATCACAACTGAGACCATCATGTCCACTTCATCTTGATTGAGATGTAGATTTGAGAACACGCCAGTGTCATGAACAATGATGACATAAATGCTCGGGGCGTTGTACACTGTGAAACCTCCTGGCTCTCCAGTCAGTGATGCAACTGCAGATTGATACTTAGCAACTTTGTCTCTATAGTAGTCTTCAGCCATTCCTTTCTTGAGAGATGTACCCACCTCGATGATTTTGTTGTCAGTTATGATGTCTGGACTCTTCTTTGCAGCCTTGAATCTGTTCTCTGGCCATCCATAGGCTTTCCAAATAGGCTCCTCGTCGTGATACCAATCAAGTGTCCAAAGGACTCCATCATGGGTCAATTTCTTTGAGTCATCCTTGATGTACTGATGACTGTAATTGTAAGGTTCACCCCATTCAACGATGACGCTTTGCCTCTCTTGATGATAGTTTATGTCCACTATTCTGACATTTTGAGAAGGGTAGTTGCGAGGTATAGCTAGGGATCCCCTAGTTATAATATTCCTTAACAAGCCAATGCTTCTATTTTCCATTGGTC